TAAATAGGTATGAATAAGTCCAGCCATATAATATCGAAATGCCCAACTATCTTTATGCTTTTTCATACTAATATCCTTTCATTCTATATAACATACCAATTTCTTCTAACTTATTTGCAGTTATATCCCATTTTAATACACCAACTGTTACTCCTAATGAAATCTCATCCTCTTCACTGTATGTACTATTGCTACTATCTAATCCATATACCTCTTCTACATATTTTTTAATTTTTTGCCTTATAGTTATATTTTCTTCTAAAAAAGTACATTTAACACACGTAATCTTAATCCCATATGTATTTTCTTCATCTCTATATCTACAACTTACATGCCATACATACTTACCAAATCTATTCAGTAAATCCTTCTTCAATATATTACCCACATTATATAATACATTATTCATGACTACTAATATCCTTTCATCCTACATAACACATCTATATTTATTAATTCATTACTACTTAATCCACTATATAATATTCTATCATTTCTTATAGCACTACACATACTCTCATCTATACATAAATGCCTTAACCCAAACGCCTTTAACATATAATCCTTAATTAACTCACATGCCATACAGCTTTTATTAACAACTATGCCTAATTTTCTACTATTTGTATATATATCGTATCCTAATTCTATATCCAATACTCTTGCTCCGGTTTTAAACTCAACCTCATTATTCAATAACTTCATCAGTCTACTACATTGCTCATTATTATCTTTATTACTAAACATAATATATACCTTCCATTACTATACGATACAAATAGCTAATAAAATCCAACTACTTTACCACTACATACTGATTTAATTTATATATATTATACTACAAATACTCATAAAAATAAAGCGGAATTACTCATCCTTCCATTCTTGTATTTTATATTCAGTCAAATTATTATCTATTATATACTTATTCCTAGCCTCAACCGCTTCTTTCTTAGTCGCATACATACCAAGAAACTTATACTTATAATTCAATGTTATACCCGCTTGCCAACACTTTTTTCTATTACCACTAGCCTTATGTACTCCTGTATAACCACTTGTATTAACTGGTGATAACCGCTGATTTGTTACTTGTATATGCATATTAACCCATCTACAATTCTCAGGACAATAATTACCATTAACATCTATACGATCTAATGTACATTCACCATACTTAGCACTATCATTATATCCATTTGCTAAAGCCCATATACAAAAAGTCATAAAATCATTCTTCCATTCGTCACATACTATAATACCTCTACCACCATAGTTATCATATTCAGGACAATTTACATTATAACAGCGATTCTTCATCCCATGCCAAACAGAATATAATCTACTATATCTATATCCATGATGAGAAGCTGCACAACTCACACAACTCTTAGTATAACCCAATATTATTCTACCTAATTGTATAATACTCTTTCTTCCACATTTACATTCACACTCTACAAAAGTACCTCGCCTCAATTTACCTTTCTTTGATATAGGCTTTTGAACTTCTTTAAGTATAGTCCAATTATTATACTTCTTACCTATATAATCTTGTACATTAAACTTTTGCATATTTCTTACTCCTATATAAAATCAATCCATTAACATAGAAGTAACAATTATACTAACTCTACATACTAATATATCAAAAAATTCATCTATTATTCACTATTTATACAAAAAAGTAAATAAATACAGCATCTTTCTATTTTCTACATGTTCTATATTAATACAATACACTATTCTGGACTTACGATTGATACATACCTAATTAACTTTATCTATATATCACGTATTCTCTAACTTAATTTTTTTATTAACCAAAACATACATAAAAAGGAAAACTTAATATGTCAATTTTAAAAACAATCGAAAATGATGCTTTAACACAAAAAGCTCGTTCTGCGAAAATCAATAAAGGTATCGCTCACGCTGCTACAGTGTTACATGAATCAACATTAGGTACACGCTGCCCTAACTTGCTCAAAGGCATCGAATCAGATTCCAAAGAAGCAAAATACCAAGCAGCTACATTAGTCCAATTGCTCGAAAATACAGCAGACTATGTACAAAAAGAAACGGGCATGAACATCTTACATGAAGATGCTTCTATGGGTGCAACAAATGCAGTATCCTTGTTATCCCCAGGCGTTGCCACTTTAACTCCTAGAGTTGTAGATATTGTCAATGTGTTCTATCCACAAATGGTAGCTAACTACATTGCTGATATTCAAGCTTTGGATCGTCAATCAGGTCAAATCTTCGTCATTAAAACACGTTACAGTCAAAGTGCTGCTGGTGTTGAAGCTGGTGACATCGTATTTGAAAAAGCCACAGACGGTACATACAGTTCAGAATACATCGGTTATGGTGATAAGACCATTGCTGCTACAGTGACAGCAACTCCATCTGGTGAAGAATCAGGTTCAGGAGAAGGTGCAGATCCTTTGGCAGGTGCTACAGTTAAAGTACGTGCTGGATCATTCATTGTTCGTTTAGCTGGTAAAGAAGTTGCTCGTGATTACGGTAATGGTTCTGCTAAGTTAGACGGTGTGAACAATGGTAAATATAACGTGATTGGTCGTGGTGTTGCTGGTACAGTAGATGCTCAAACAGGTGTAGCTGAATTAACATTCGATGAAACCATGTTTGCTGAAGCTATTGCTGCTAGTGCGACATTAACATTTGAAGCTGCAGTTGATACAGAAACAGATGTAGACTTAATTCGTAAAATTCAGTTCGACATTCCTAACCAACCAATTTTAGCTAAAGAACACCCATTAATGAGTTCATATTCTGTAGCTGCTGGTTTGGTAATGAATGCTCACTTGGCTATCGATACAGATGAATTGATCAGTAACCAAATCGCAGGAACAATTCGTTGGGAACGTGACTTGGCATTGATCCGTGCTGTATCTGCTGGTGCTGCATTAGATGCTGACTTAACCTTTGATTGTGGTGCAAACGGTGAAAACTTAACATTACAACAAAGATATAGTTCATATACAACCGTGATTAGTTCAGCTCGTGGTATTATCCAAGAAGTTGCTGGTCGTGGTACTGTAGAATTCATTATCTGCTCAGCCTCACAAGGTCTGCCGATTATTGAAAACATCGAAGGCTTCAAAGCTGCTCCAGAAGCAAAGAAACCAATTGGTCCATATTTGGCTGGTACATTACGTGAAGGTACAATTTCCGTAATTGCTGTTCCTTATACAAGTGCATTGGCTGCTGATCAAGTAGTCTTTGGCTTCAAGGGCTTCCAATTAGGTGATTCCGCTATTGTGTTAGCAGAATGGATTCCTTTGTACTTCACACCAACATTCCAGGCTCCAAACTTGAAGAATCATAAAGGTGCTTTGTCATTCTATGATTTGTTCTTGAATAAGCCAGAATACTTGGTCAAAGGTGTCATTTCTAACTTCAACAAGCAATAATTAGCTGTTAGTTGTTAGACACTAAAGAGACTCCTGGGTGTAATGCCTGGGAGTTTTCTTATATATAATAGGTATAAAAAAGGAATCCCCTCGAGTATTACTACTAAAGGGGACAATATTAAAAGAATAATGCATGTCTAATTTCTTTTGGCTTTATCACTATATATTTACGGTATATATAGATGAAAGGATACCTAGGTTACGACAGCTGGAGGTATATAGCTGCAATTAGACTTGGATACCTACAATGTTAAATAATCATACTAATCCCATGATGATTACGCTTTATATTATACCATATATTAAATTAAATGTAAAGCGGTTTTTGAGGGAGAACAGGTCTTAATTATTCGTCGTCATTAAACATGCAGCCATACGGAGGTTCTTCATCTTCTTCTATATCATCTGCATCATCTTCTTCGTCAGTACCGGTAAAGTCATCAAAGGTAGTATTTTTAACAGCACCTTTAATCTCGTCTAATTCATTACGTTCAGACCAAGGATATAGTACGCAAATACCTTGTTGAATAGATACGCAGTCATTAACTAAGTCTTCTGTAGAGAGTGTATTAAAACCGTTACCTTCTTCATCTCTAGACATAACAACTGGGATATTACCTTCTGAGTCTAATACTTCTTGTAATCCTTTAATAAGATCAACTAATTTAATTGTACTTACTTGTTTCATTTATATTACTCCTTTTTTATAAAATTAATATACGTATAGAACACTACTCAATAACATAAGATAGCATTGGAGCGTATAATTTCTTTTCTAATTCGTCCATAGCAGCATGTAATTCTTCTAATGTTGCATAAGGTGTAGGTAATTTAGTTCCGTTTAAAATAATATAATAATACATAATATACCTCCTTTTATTTAATTTCTTTATAGTTACTTGATTTATAAAATGCTAAGTGTTCAGCTAAAGTCTTTGGTCTAGATATATCAGTTACTATATTTCTTTCTAAGTATGCTGTAGTATTAATCTTATCCATATCATATCTATCTTCAGCAATTATTGTACCTTGACCTATATTAGAATTACGCAAGGCTTTATGACAAGTAGCAAAGTTCATACCACCAAATGGAGCAGGCCAAAAACTAACTACTAATGTACCAGATTGATTAGTAATAATACCGTAATCACCTTTACCATCATCTGCTATAAATACTCTGTTACCATCTAATTGAGCCTTATGTGCGATCTGCATCGTTAATGCTTTCATATTTAATACCTCCTTATTTAGCAACCATATAACCAATAATAAATCCAATTAAAAATGTACACATAATTATTTTCCTTTCTTAAAACAGTTATCAATAACCCAGATTAAACTTAAACAAAATATGCATATAATTAATGCTGCATTCATAGTCTGTTCTCCTTCACATTGTATCACTAATCCAGATCTTCATTGTCTTCTTTTTAGTAATTTTAGATAAGACATATTTTAATCTTGGAAACATCTTTTGTACTTTATCTACGGCTTCTTTATTCTTGCCATCTATTAAATCTTGTTCAGTAAATTCACCTACATATTGTGTAATCATGTTATTTGTCCTTTCTTTTATAATTTGGAATTTAACGTTTATTTATATATAGTATATTGGATTTACTTCTTACCGCCTTTTCTACTTGCTGCGGCTTTAATAAATCCTGATCTTGTCATGTTTGTTCCTTTCATTTGCTGTTCTTGTTACGGTTATATACTATATCATATAAATAGTTTATTGTAAAGCGGTTTTTATTTTGTCATAATTAATTGTAATCCCTTCATCTTGTAATAGATCAAAACTAGTATTCCAAACTGATTTAAGTATTTTAGGTAAAGCAGTTTCATCTAATTCTACTTTTAATCCTATATTAGATAATTCTTTAATAACGGTTTCTTTTAGAGTATTACTAATAAACTTGATGAATGCTTCTTTATCTTTAAATGCTATATTAGGATTATGCTCAGAGTATTCATACATTGTTAAGCCGTATTTATTACAGATCGCTAATGCATTTTCTTTAAAGAAGGCCTTAAGAATCTTTGTATTATCAGCCACTGCTTTTTTACGATCCCATTCTTGTTGTTCTTTTGGTAATACATTAGTTAATTCTTTAGCATCTTCTTTAAGACATACCTGATAAGTATATTGTGCTGTAAAATTATTATCATACGGATACAAATGCGGTGAATAATAGTCGCGCATAATTAATTCTTTTCCCTTAAAGTATTTAGCAGATAAGAAATTAAGTACTTGAAGATTATTTAAAACGTCTGCAGTCTTATTAAAAGCAAAGGCGTCGTTAATATCTTGTTCGGTTTCAAAGACGACTTTATAAGTACGGTTCCATTTCCAGCATTTATATTCAGGAGTTGGTCTAGTCATACGTGTACATCTAAAGTGACTGAATGAATCTTTATTAGGACCAGTTAAGCAGAATGAGTTTTTAACTAGCGTTTCGATCTTCATATTATCCTCCTTTTATAATCTGTACATTACTGTATTTGTTTGTTTATATTTTGTTTTTGTATTATGCATTAACTCTTTCATATCTTCTAAAAACATAGCGAGTTCAGAGATATTCCAAGAGGGGTTTTCAGCTTCACCCTTACCATAATGATGTACGATCCAGTCATATATAATAGCTTCAGTTTCAGTAATTTTAGAAGGCACATCGTATTCATCATGGTCGATTATATCTAGTACTTCATTTTTCATATATTTAGCCATAGTATATTTCCTTTCATAATAAATGTGGATAGAACAACATTATTATATATCATTCTATCCACAAGGTTAATAAAAAGCCCTTACGCGTTATGCTTTAATAGTATGAGGACCTTCTTGAGTAGACAACCAGACTTCAGTTTTACCATTCTTTAATTGACGATGATTAATGAATTGTAAATCAGGAAAGCCTTTATCAGATTGTAACTGATCAATAATATGTTGTCCTGCATTAGCTTTAAGTTGTGATTCAGTATATGTACCAACGTAATGCTGTACTGGACGAACATCTTTCTTAGCTTTAGGTGTTACATCTTCATAATCTAATGTTTCTTCAATAATTTTAGCAGATAACTTTGTCATATTATACCTCCTTAATAATTAATATCACATTCTTTAAAAAACAATTTATCACCATGCATTAAATTAAAGTCGTATGATTGACTATATTTGGCACAGTTAACATAGTTACTAAAGACTTTACCCATATTAGTAGTACGACCTGTATGTAATGTTTTACCTGCTGGATCAACTACTTTAATAAATCCGGTCTTCTTATAGAATTGTTTAACATTTTCACGGGTAACTTCAACAGCACCAGTAAAGTCGATAGACGTTTTGAATTTGTTCCAGCTATCTTTCTTTTCACAGCGAGTCTTTTGTTTAGTTTCTTCTTTAATTTCTTCCATTGTATAGTATCCTTTTGCTTTCTTTTGACGTTTTACAAAGGCAATTGCTTCTGCTTCTGTATCAAACATTTTAATTTTGGTTGGTTCATTTGTTACGTATAATTTAAACATATTGTGTCCTTTCATTTTTTGTTGTTACGTTTGTATTATATCAAAGTTTAATTAGAATGTAAAGCGATTTTTTTTCTATTTATTAATTGCTACCTCCTTCATCTAAGATTTCAGCATGTTCCCAATCGAATATATCATTAGTCATACCAGTAATACGTTTATGTTTTACCTTGACTCCTTTTATATTCATTTCTTTTTCAAGACGAGGGAGAACCCTTTCAGTAATGTAGTGTGTAAGGATAATAGAACCGCAATCTGCAAAGCGTACTTGACCATTCCAAACCATTAAACCACACTTTCTAAAGAATTCTTTGAATGAACCGTTATCCATTTGTTCAAGCCAGAATTGTCTACAGCGTCTTTTATTAGCTTGTCTTAGTTGATAGTAGACATTAGCTTTAGCATTTTTCCATCTTTGTTTTTCTTCTTCAGTCCAATTATTTCTGTCTTTATAGTACAACTTATGATCGTATGACCATTGATTGACATATTCTTCTGTCTCGCGAATTAATGTATCCCGATCAATTAAAGATTTCTTAGTCATTAGTTACCTCCTTTAGCTAATTTTTCTTTTAATTTAAGACGATCTGTAATTAAGTCCATGATCCACTTCATATTTTCTTGTGTCCATTCTTTCTGATGTTCTGTCACTATGCCAATATCATCTTCATTTAGACCATTTCGTTTTAAGGTTTCTTCCATTCTGTCACGAACCATAGACATACAAGCAACTATATTATTTGTATTTAATTCAGCTTTAGAGGATTCTTCAGCTGCTGTTTTCATCACATCATCAAAGACAAGGTTAGTTACTTCAATTAATGATTTCTTCCAGATGTTTTTAATTTCTTCAGTTGTTTTCATATTGTATTCCTTTCTTTTATGTTGTTATTATATTTAGACATTAAACATTCATGCAAACCAAATAAGTTACGCTGATAATGTTCATCTCTATGTAATGCACTATTCCAAGTCTTACATAAATCTACTCCTTTCATCTTTAAGTAGGTTTCGAATTCAGCATTCTCATCTTCATTTGTTGATAATGCTACAGCTGTTTTCTTACCCCAATCTTGTTTATACCCATTAGCGATAGAATATCTGCAAGCAAAGTTATCTAGATCTAACATATATTCTAATACTTCTTTAGGTGCTCCAAGCTGTTTAACTACTTTACGTAAGAAATTAAACTTTTTATGATCCGATCTATCTAAGAAGTAATAGACTAAACCAAGCTTTGTTACCCAATCAGTAAAAGATTTGAGCTTCATTAGGGATGTCACGGATACATCGGACTTCTTTATACAACTTAACCAGTAAAGATTAGGCATAGTATAGATCGTATTTGTATAATCATCTGCATGGTATGAGCGCTCAGTAGCAATCTTAACTATATCTTTATTAGTAAGTTTGTCACGGATCTTCTTATTATCATGAACAGCTCTTGGTGTAAGATGACTTTGCTGTGAGTTAATAGCTGTTAATACATCTTTACGAGTAATATCTTTAGCATCCCAATTACGTAGGGACATCCCATTGTATTCTATCAATTCTTTAGGTGTCAGCTGTAAGTAATCTTTAGCATCACCAGCATTCCAATTAAAACATAATTTCCTCCACTCAGCATTCTTTTGTAAATGAAGAGCTTCGGTTAATCCTTTTAATTGTCCACGCATTACTGAGATAGGCATACCATAACCAGTACTGCAAGCATCACACATGTGTTTAATTATATTAGTAAATTCAGTTAAGTTTTGTTTCATATTATATCTCCTCATAATACATTTGAATAGCATAATCATATACACAGAATGCTTTATCAGATGAAGTTTCAGTAGGATAACCCATCATTCTAGCAAATGCATCCTGAGCAGATAATAATTCATTACGACTAGAAGATTTGAATTCACGCATCATAAGATATACATTGTGTAACCAGCGAGGGAGAACCTTCATAATCAAGAGTTCAGTACGCGGGTTAAAGTCTGCTGTTTTCCACTCATTCATTCTGATGTAGCGTTTAAAATCTTTGACTGGAAAAAGTTCGGATACATCCCAAGCTCTCATACTTCTTGCAAACATGTAACCATTAACAGAGTTCACATCAGGTATTTCAACGTCTGTATTATCTTCAGGACGCAGCAATAACTTATTTAATATGCTTTCATTTATAGTATTCATGATCTATTTCCCTTCATAAAATGTTTTAAACCGATGAGCATACTCAGTGAATTCAGGTACAGTCATCTTATATTCTTTAGCATATTTTATCATATTTTCACTACAAGGATGACGAACCCAATCAATAGCTTCAGATAGTTCTTTTGACTCACCTTTATGTACAGCATCATCTTTTGTCTTAAATGCGAATCTAGTAAGATCTTTCTTCATTAAGTTTAAGAATTCTGTATTAGTCATTAGACACTCCTTTCAAAATATGAGGGACTGCTATTATACAATCCCTCGTTGTTATTAATGTTCTTTACCACCTTCGACATTAAATGGGAAAGCAGTAAACTTCATTTTAGATGGTTTAACAAAGTCTGGATGATCGATTACTAAACCAATGACTGGACAAGTACTTGTTGTTTCTGTATCACCATCAAGTGGATCATAGAAGTCACTTAAGATTAACAAGACATCTATTTTATCCTGACCTTTATAATGATCAGCTACAAACTTAAAGTTCTTGCGCATATCATTACCACCATCCGATTCAAACTGAAAGTTAATCACATCTTTCTTATTAGCAGCTTTGTATGTTCTGAAAGTATTTGGATACACTTCTGAACCACAACACCAGACATCGATAGTAAAGTCTTTGAACTGCTGTAAGATTGTATACAGATGTTGCATCATTACATTCAATTCTTTATCAGAAATTGAACCCGAAGTATCGACTGCAACACCAAGATGTAACTTAGGAGTTTGACCTGCTGAAGGTAAGATTACATTGTTAGCCATCCCTGCACGAGAAGGTTTATTCCAAGTATAGTTATCTTTCATCCAACCACGAATATATTTGGTTAATGCTTTACGCCAATTGAAAGGTATCGGTTTATATGCAATCTCTAACATTCTATCAATTGCACTTGAACCTGTACCATTCTGACGATTACCAAGAACTTCACCGATCTTTGTTGTCAATTCACTTCTTGTAGCATCATCTAAGATAGGCATGTGAATATCTATATCAATGGCATTACCTTCACCATCTAATGGATCACTGTTATCATTACCTGAACTATCATCACCACATCCATCACCTTTTTGTTCTTGTAAAGGTTCATAGATTTTTTCGTAGATTTGTTCAGCAGTTAAATTACGGTAAGCAGAATCATATAAACAGTTCTCAGGTAATTCACCGATAGTATCACGAGTACCATCTGCTTTTTCGTTATTAGCTAAAGCCGAGTTAATTTCGTAGTCTGTAGCTTGATTCCAATAATTAAACTTATTAGCCATTTCTTTATCAGAACCTATGACCTTACGTTCAATACCCAAAGCTAATCCACGTTCATAAGTCAGATTTAACAGATGCATTAACTCATGGCAAAGAATAAACATCATACGTTTCTTAGTTACACGTTGATCTATTTCTCTACCATCTTTAGTCATTACTGTTGGATTCTTATTAGCATAATCTACATAAGGTGCATTAATATAAATACCTGTTCCATCTGTATAAGCGATTGCAGGTACAGCTTTATTATCAATACACTTAACTCCAATTCGTGCTAATAGTTGTGCAAAGATCGGATAGTCTAACACTAACTCAACCATTGCATTTTCAACTATTTCATTTACTCCTGTATATTGTGTCATTAGAAATCCTCCTTTGTTCTTAAGATTTGTTTTTGTTCTTCGGTAAACTCAATACCTAACTTTTGTTCTAGTCTTTGTATCCGACGATCTGCAAGTTCTTCTTTACTGAATGGCTGTGTACCAGAAGTATCTTCCACTAATTCTAGAAATTCCTTACGATCTTCTTCACGTATACTAGAAAGTAATGCACGCCTAGCTTCTTCATTGGATGTATCCCATAATTTTTTAAGCTTAGCATTCTTTTCACGTTTTTCTTGTTCCTTTTCTTTATTTAATACTTCATCCTTATCTACTATAGTATAATCGGATGTATCATAACCGGATGTTTTAGCAATTCGAATAAACTCTATAGCATCATCTGCATCAAGAAATTCAGTTGCAAGATTAATATAATGCGTAGGTTCAACTTGAGTCATGACATCTAAGTCTCTAGTATAAGTTTCGAAAATTAAATATGTTTCTTTTTGTTTGATTACTTTGGTCATCTTAAGTTTCCTTTCTGTTGTTGGTGAGGGAGAACCGGGAGCTAAGAGGTAACCTAACTCCCGGCGACATGATTAGGACTTCAGCGACATAGTAGCGAGCTTAATCATATCTGCTGCATCTTTCATTGGATTAAACACATTGAAAGCACCTTGTAACCGTTTAGACCGAGTCAAAGCTGTCACATTAATAATCTTATATGGAGCAGACTTTAACTTACGAGTAGCATTCAATAAGTTCAAGACATACTTACGACATGTAGCATCATCTTTCTCATTATTAATTGCCATCATACAAGCCATCTGAACAGCCCAGAATTGTTCACTGTTTTCATCACGGAAGTCTTTACCATCAACTAAGATTTCATGCCAATCTTGATACTTAGCTTTATCCTTGATGAATGTAAACAATCTAGATGCTAATGTTAATCCAAGACGACCAGTTGCATATCTTTGTTTCTCATCCATTGTGAATCCACCAGTTGCTTTAGAACCTTCAGGCAAAGATAACAGCTTCTCAATAACTTCCCATGAACGAGGAGTCACTACGATATCTGTATACATTGCATCAGATAATGAACCAACTTTAGCTTCCATCTGTTTACGGTCAAATAACATATCCATACCTTGAGTCTTTAAGAACTGCATGACATCCAAGTTACCATGGTTATTCATACGATAGTTCAACCAAGAATCAAAGTCAGCCTTAATGTTAAAGTGACTGAAACGATTTGACAATGGAACACTGAAGTCTGTCACTGTGCTGTTATAAGCAGAAGTATTAGATGAACCGATGATAATATAACCATCAGGTACTTTATATTCACCTAAAGCTCTGTCTTGAATCAATTGGAAAGCTGCATTCAAAATAGCTGCTTGACCCTGATTCATTTCATCTAAGTGAATCACACCACCTTCATACTTACCATCATCTTTAGGCCAGATAGAAGGAGTTGCCCAAACTGTAGTTGTATTACCATTTTCATCTTTGCTTGGAATAGGAACACCAACCATATCTACAGGTTCTTTCATAGACAAACGAACATCACAGACATTCGGATTCCATGGTTTAATCTTTTCACCTGCTTTAATACGGTTTTCATATTCTTCAACCTTTTCTTGATTCCATTGTTGAACTGCTTGAGACTTACCAATACCAGGACCTCCCCATTGCATTAATGAATCTTTAATCGCAAAGGCTATGTCATACATTCTTTTGATACCAGGAATTTCTTTACCACTGTCAGTAATTACTGTATCAATCGTGAATTCAGGCATTAAAGCTCTATCTTGGATTTTGCTGTTTACTGTTGTCATGTTATTATTTCCTTTCATATTTGTTGTTGATTTTTAAGATGCAGGTTTATATTATATCGTATTATATCTACAAGGTTATCACCTGCAAATCACCTTTATAGATATTGCTTAATTACTTTAGACTGTTGTAGCTTCTGCTTCTTCAGTTTCAGTAGTTTCAGCATATTGAGGATATAAGCAATCGAATATCTGATTGAAGTTATAGCCATACATCTTTAAGATACATGCTGCATCACCAATCGTACCAGCCATTGCTTTACCAACATTACCTCTAGCGCAGCAAGCTGCAATCTGAAACAGTTTCCGATATTCTTTAGGATACTGATATTCCTCTTCAATCCTATGCTTTTCAGGTAAGGCTGCAATTTCTTCATCAGACTTCCTCATTTTATATAGATGCATACCAAGTGCTGGATAATTCTCAATAAAGTAAGTACCAATATATCTTAAGTACGATTCATCTACAGCTACGATCTTAGCCATGAAGGTTTTAACATCATCCTCTGTATAACGATAGTTGTTAATGATGTCTTGCTTTTGCTTTTTAGTCCAACCATCTTTACAGAAAAACAACTCATCAAAGACTGGATTATTCAAGTCACCGCGAGCTATTCTTTCTGTCATACGCTGAGGGTTCTCCTTCGCAATCTTCTTTACTTCATCATGACCTAAGATTTCAACAACCTGGGCATTCAAAGACAAGCTATCCTTATCTAAGACTGACCAATCTATATTATTAAAATCTTCAGTGACAAGCAAGAAGTGTGACAAAGAATACTTATATTTGTAATTAGGCTTTGGACTATGACTCCAAGATTGAGATGTCCTTTCATAGGTTTCTTTATATTTACCTCTGAGTTTATAGACTTCTCTCAAATCTAAAGCATCAACCTTAGTACTAATATCTTTATCACTATCAATGAGTCCCACAAGAGCTTTAATATAATCGTCATGTGGTAAATCATCTTTATGCTTGAGGAACATGGTTATATACAAATCTCTATCATTGTTGTTACGAAAGTAGGTATTTGTAGTTAATTCATCTTCAACATGTTTAGGATATGCAGTTAACGCACTTTCATCAAGTTTAGGATGGCGATAATAATCTTTAGATGTAGTATCAATCCATCTGCAGTTATCTCGTAAGTATTCTTGTGTTTCTTTGCTTAGGCTGTTAAACCATTGCTTAAATGTTTTCATCTTAATACTCCTTTCTAATTACTATTTACTACTTGCTATTAACCAAAGATACTGTTTGTAGTGTTATAATTCTGGATTACGATGGATGATACTTCTTGCATTTCAGTATACTTATTCACATCAATATCAGGATTATCCCATAACAGTTTCTTATAATCAACCTTGGCTTTTTCAAACACAGTCTTAATAATCTTACCGTATTTGCTTTCATATTTACCAGGTTCCAAATCTTTAGTCACACGTTCTTTAATCTCGTCGAACTTATCTTTAGCCTTTTTATATTCGACTTGAGCGATAACTAATTCTTTGATTTCTTGTTCTGTTAATTGTTTTGTCATTGTTTTTTCCTTTCTTTTAAGTTTATATTATGTTTAACAATTGAGCAGTTTTAATTCATGCTCAGGAATCAGGACTTAGATGTAGATACCTTCTTTGTCCCGATAGGCTTGGTCCTTATTAGCAGCCTTTTCAGTGACTGCAGGATAAGGATATTTACCAGTTTCATTTTGTAAGATGAAGATTTGCTTTAGTGTCAATCCAGTCATACGTCTTAGATAATCTAATTCAACGACTGCTCCATGTGGACAATTTGCAAACTTAGCATTATATCTGCGTCTATCTTTAGCTGTAATACCATTGATATCAGCATCATCATTACCAAATCCAAACCGTTCAACATATGATTGTTCACGTTCAGCTTCTATTTTCTTACGCTTGTTCCTTGATTTAATGGACTTAACATTCTTATACAGACGTTTATAACCTTCCGGAGTATTTTCAATTGGAGCTGCTTTACGTCCGTGTTGTCTGGTATAAGATTTTGTTAATTCTTCATACTCTTTTAGCAATTCATCAAATGTAGGCGGTGCATAATCTTCTGGTCTTTTTTTAACATAACTCATGATTTTATTTCCTTTCCTGTTTGATTAGTAGAGTTTCATTATATCATTTTTTCACTACAAGGTAAACACTTTTTTTATTCAATACAGCAGAAACTTTGAAGTCGGTCTCCGTATTCCTGTATATCGTCGTGTGTTAAGTGCTTTTTACCTGTATTCAGCTTAAGGTCTTCTTTAGTATACGTTTGCCATATACAATAGTCTCTGTCCTTAAGGTATTCAAGTAATGTAGTAGCCAAGTCATATGTAAGCTGTTCTCCCAGAAGCTTTACAAACTTACCAGCAACTGAATACTTATCATTACTGTTTGCAAACTCAGCGACTAATGTTTGTTGATTAGTCATTTTCTTCCTCCGTTATTATATTATACAAAGCTGTTAAACCAAACCAATAGACACTTATGATTCCTACTGGCAACCAAAATAGGATACACAATAATACAATAAAGCCTGTATCAAATAGTCCGTGTTGTTTACCATGTTTCTCATCATTATAACAGATATCTAAAGCTGCTATAAATCCGGTGAACATATAAAACATAATTAAGTATCGTATAATTTCTGTCATTCTTTATACCTCATGAATTAATTGTAATGCATCAATGATTTTATGTACTTTATCATATTCAAAAGCATCAACACGTTCTTTAGCAAGCTTCTGCATTAACTGAATACATTGTTTAGCGGTATCAATATCTGTAATAATTTGAGATATTGTATGTTCCTCTTGTTCAATTATTTCAGTTGTAGTTGGCTTACGTTCTTCAGGATGACTTGGTTTAATACTTCCTAAGTTCGCTTTACCATTTAGTGATTCAACTTTAATCCTTGACCGTCTTGTTTTGGATGGTGTCTTATGTTTTTGTACATAATTAGGAGCAAAGTAAAGTTCACCATTAAATTCAAACTTTTGGTCTACTCGAATAGCTGTTTCCATTTCACTAGGCTTAGCACCAATTTCTTTTGCACAAGCAGCTATTGAATCCCATTCTTTATGGTCAGATACACGAACAATCTTAGTACCTTTTCTACGTTTGAATTCAGAGATACGGACTACTTCATATTTATGGTCAAATACGAAAGCACCATCATTTCTATTTAGATTACCGAGTACTTGTCCTTTATCGATTTCAAGATATTCTGCTGCTTTATCTACAGGCCAGATTACTTTAGCTGAATCATCACGACCAACTTCTTTTACGGATACCATTACTTTTGATTTACGCATTATATTTTCCTTTCATTTATTAAGTTTATATTATTAGCGTTATTCATTAAACAGTTGTTATTATATTAAGTATTATCTACAAGGTTTTATGCATTTGTTCCTCCTCTCAGTCACAGTGGTCTTCATATAATTGGTCACCCATTGTATATTCGCTACCCATATAAGTTCCTTGTCTTACCATCTTAACTTCATCATCCTCTCGTTCATTTACACAAGTGACCATTCCTTGTTGACCATCACCAGATACCCATTTCTTTTTAAGTCTTACGAACCAAGCAGACTTTTCTGTAGCTCTTACACACAACCAGAAGTCATATGCGCAGATGCTGTATCCATAATTCTTAGCATAGATTTTACCAGCTTCAAGTTTATTTGCCATGTTTAACTCCTTTCATTATTTATACAAATCATCAAGGTTGTCATCTATTCCGAATGCACCAGTATCAAAGTAAACATAGTCATCGTCATTTATGATTTTGTCCATGTCACCATCATTATCTAATACAATATTCCAACCTTGTTCTTTATTAAGTTTACGTGCATATTTCTTAGCATTCAAAGCTGAACTAAATAATGCAATCGTAGTACCTTGTTCTGAATCTGTCGGACTATTACGGTCAACAGTATACACAACACCATCTTTTATATTTATATTAGTCATATTTTACTCCCTTCTTTCTGTTATAAAGTTTTTTGTTTGGGATTACCTTTGATGCATACATTCTATTAGTAAGCATCTCACGAGCTATTGGATTTCGCTTTTTTAATTTCTGTTTCATTATTTAACCTCCACTTCAAGTACTTGCCATTGACATCCATATTGTTCATCACCATATAATATACAATCACCTTTATTTATAGTCAATGGTTGTTTGTTTTCTTTTTTCCAAATTGCTATGTCTTCATTCATATCTTTCATAGCAGCTTCTTTAGTATCATGCGTTCCTAAAACTCTAGCAAAACCATCACATGTATCACCAAAGTCTGTATAAATTGCAATATACTTTTTAGTCATGTTCAATTTCCTTTTAGTTATTGCTCTAAGAATAACACACAATCTACTGAATCATTCCATTGAGGCTTAGCATTTAATTCAGCTTCAACTTGTTTCTTTTGTTCATCATCAAGCTCTTCGAATCGTGCAGCTAATCTGCTATAAAAGCCTTGTGAATATCTTAAGCTCATAATTGTTTCTACAAAGATTTCATAATTTGTTTTTTGTTTTGTTTCAGTCATGTTTATTTCCTTTCGTTTTTAAGTTATGTTAGTATTATATCAAGTTTCATCTACAAGGTTAGTCATCAGATTCTTCATCATCAGCGTCATCCTCTTCGACTTTTATATCATCTAAGTCACAGTATCCTCCATCATAACCAGAGATTCCTATGAAGTGATTTGCATTACCAAGAAAATATGTATTACTCACTAACGATATTTTCTGATTATCATCTAAATCCTCCATACTCTCAATAGCCGTCTGTAAGATATCTTTTAATTTACCAACTGTAATGCTCATGTTATACTCCTTTCTTAACTGGACATTCAAAATTACGACACAAATATACATCATCAGTCCAGTATTTATAGATGTCTGTATATGTTCCATGCTTCGTTTTTTCAGGTGTCATAATGCATATAAACATAATCAGCATCACGAACGCCGCACATAATATACCAAGCATTGTTGATAATGCATTCAATATAAACTTTCTCATTAGCAACTCCTTTCTGGTACTTTCAACTCAGTGCCGCACACCAAAATTACAGCAAGCAATGTTTCCATTTCATTCTTAGTACCTTGTGCAATTATCCCTACAAGATTATCACACAAACCATACACTCCATTATTTAAACGAATGACGCTCATCTTAATTTCCTTTCATTATATTGTTTAAGGGCGACGTTCATCATAGCCGCCGCCCCGCCCCCGGTATACATCAGCACCGCTCTTAGGCTAATTCATAC